GAAAACCAGATTGAATGCGGCTTGCGCCGTTTCAACCCGGCCATCCCACTGGTTTGCGGCAATCTTCGCCCGAAGGAATATCCGGTACGTTTCATCATCAAGCCTGGTGATCCCGCTGTCACTGTCGTATGGGCCCTTCCAGACCCCGAGATCAAAGCCCCGAAGAGCGTCGTCAAAGCTGAACCAAATGTTCGGGATTGGCGTCGGGATGAACCGGGATCGGCCGACCCACTGGCCGACCGCGTCGAGCTGAACACCTATAGCCGTATCGAGATCGAAGTCCTGCGGCACGTGGCCGAGCATGACCTGAAGATTTGCGAAAGGATCAAGAACTGCCGTGAGCGTCGCGGTGAAGACCGGCTTTCCGCGATAGTACGGAGTGATTAGATCGAGATAATCGTCAGTTGTGGCCATCATGTCACCGTGACGACGATATTGGAGACACTGCACGCTGCCGCTTCATTGAAGGCGATGGCAATATCCGCGGCAGCAAGCGAGTTCGCCAGCTTTGCGATCTGGAGATTCGTCACCTCATATGTCGCACCGGAACTGTTGTTGCCGAGGTTCGCAGGGACATAGAGGCGGGTGTAGAACACGCTCTGACCAATCGGCAGCGCGTTGATATAGTCGGCCACTGCCTGCTTCAGAGCGTTCTCGATCGCAACCGTGTAGCCCGCAAAGGCCTTGACCGTGATACCCGCCTTGATCCCGACCGAAACCGGGCGCGAGAACTTGATGGCATGTGATACCCCGATTGCATCAACCACAGTAACGGTCGTCGTGCCGAACGTTCCAGATCCGGGCGTCTTCTTGTCGGCAATCGTCTGGCCGATGGTCTGGGCGTCTCCGCCTTCCACGATCAGCGCAATCGAATGGCTCGGTATGCCGTTGCTGTCTGTAACGTCGGAATCGTTCTCGTAGGCGCGATAACGAGTGACGCCAGTGATTGCAGCCACGGCGCCGACAATCCCCTCCAGAATGGTCAAGGATGGCAATGCTGTGGACGTCGCCTGACGATTGCGAAGGTTTGCATCGGTTTCGACCGGGTTGCCCGGATTGGCAATTGCCGCATTAGAAACGCTCTGCCAGCCGCGCGTCGGCGTTGCGATGGTCGAGACAGCACCGATTGCAGCAGTGACCGCGCCGATGGTCTGGCAAACCGCCGTAACAGTGATCGTGCCGGACGGCGGGATGACCACACTGGCTGGGAGGTTCCAGTTGTTGCCCGCGTCGTCCGACACGATGCCATTGGTGACCGTCGTTCCGGCAACACCGATTAGGGCCACATCAACCGTAGAGTTGGATGCGATGTTGCGCGCGATACCGTTGATTTTCACGACGCTGGAGAGACCAACTCCCTGCGCCGTCGAAGGTGAGAAGGCGTTATAGACCGATGCGGCCATGTTGTTGGCGTCGGTAATGGCCAGTGCCAGCAACGCAACGAACTGGCCATCGAGGGAATCCGGCTCCAGATAGACGTCAGACCCATAGATGCCCTGATACTTGCCCTTCAGGTATGTCAGCACGTCCGTATAGGCCGGAACGGAAATGCCGTTCTGGTCAATTACGCAGACTGGTGTCGTAGCCATCAAAGCGTCCCTGTAACTGTCGTCTTGCCGTACTCGGTAGAAACGGTGGACGAGACGTTGAACTCTCGTGTTTCCCGGTTCAGGTCACTGGAATAGGCATCGATCTGCGTCACGCCCTGCGTTCCAAGGATGCGCGACCGAATGACCGCATCACGCGTCTCGCCGGTGTATTTGCCGAGAACCCGTGTCTTCCACGGGATTCCCTCGGATGTATCGAGAAACCACTGCCCCTGCTCGAGATAGAGCCGTGTCAGCACACACTGCGCCGGACCATCGGGGACGTCTTTCCAGAAGTCCTGCTGTTGGTTGCCGAACGAATAATCGCCATTGGCGTCAAGCTTGCGAACACGCATCAGTTTGGCGTCCCGGTATTGCCACCGCCAGGCACGACGCCATTGTGGGTGTGGGTTGATCCGATATTCTTGCCGTTGTGCGTCACCGTTCCGCCGGTGATGGCCAAACCGCCCGGCGTCAGCGCCATGCTTACCCCGCCAGACGTCAAGGTCAGGCCGGACGCCGGATTGAGATCAATCACATGCTGGCCGTCGTCCGATCGGATCTGCGTTGAGCTTGAACTAACCCCCGACAATGCCTTGCCGTTCGACCGGAACCCGACCATCGCGAACCCATCGGATAGGTCATGCGTGCGAGCATCGATCTGGCTTTGAACGCCGCCGCTCTGCTGCCATGCATCGCTCGGCCGCGACGAGAAGACGACAAGCGCCTCATCACCGGCCTTGACCGGGAATGTCATCGAAGCCCCGCCGCCTGTCGGGAAGTGCATAGGCACATCCGTCAACAGCGGCAGGTCAACCGCCTTCACCGAGCCGTCAGGCATTCTCTGTTGGCTTTTGATCGCCGGCTGGAGCGTGGCCGTCTGCTTTGCGAAGTCGACCGATTGCACAATGGCCGGAACAGCAGTCCACAGCGAAGCCTTGAAGCCGTCGAGCATGGCCCGGAAGGCTTCTTCCATATCTCCGGTGCGTTCACGGATATCCATTAAAGAGCGATCCCCTGCGAAGCGATGGAAAGAGGTATTGGCCCTTTGCCGTCAGCGCGAAGGCAAAGGATTTGCGTGTACCAAGGATCACCGCGGGTATCCCCGATGTGGTTGACCACGAGGCATTTGTAAAAGCCGTCGTCAGCCGTTGATGGGATCATGGCGTTGTTGACGACCGCCGTGTAATCCGCGCTCAGCTTGGCTTCCTGAACCGACGCCTGATTAATCTGGATAAGGCTTCCCGGTCCGATCTGCGGGTTAAGCAGGCAGGTGACCAGAATGCCGTCGATCGACTGTATAGGAAGTCCGATGAGGCCGGTGCGCGAGTTCAGGACGATTGCCCCACCCTCTTTAGGCTCATTGTTCTTCGTGACCGTCAGCTCGTTGTTCTGGATCGACCAACTCGTTCCGGTCGAGATAGCGATGGTGCGCAAGATATCCCGAGCCATGCCGAACATAACGCGAGCCCGAGGCATCTTCTTGTCACCAAAGGGCTCGAGAGCTTCATAGGCCGTCATCACCTGGTCGCGGTATGTGTGGCCGGCGGCCAGCGTCTTGCTCACCACGGCGTGGTTGTACGCCTGATCACCGCCCTGCGCGATGATGTTCAAGTATGTGTCGACCGGGTTTTCTCGGCCGGATCGCTTCTGAATGATCTGGCCTTTGAAAATCAGGCCGGGATTTTCCTCATATCCAGCCTCAAGCGTGACTTCCGTTCCCTCGCCCTTGATCCGCTTCACCGTCTGATCCGACAGGTTGGTGATCGTGATGTCCGCCGCATTCGGAGACTGCAGATTGTGCTGCGTCACCTGAAACCGGATGCGAAGCTGCGACAGGTCAACGCTGTCACCGCCGCCAGCCACAGTGAGCTTGCAGTACCGGAGCCATTGCTGAGCCATTGATCAGACCTTGGTATAGAGATGCGATGTGGTGCCGAGGTTATCGAAGGTCGGCACTGCGTCAGGATCGCCGTCCGTCGCGACATAAAGCGCCACACCGATCCCGAGATATGCATACTGAGCCAGAAGATCGGCGCCGGTCACCATCGGGAGACCATTTGCCAGCGGGTTTCCGTCAGCGTCGGCAATATCCAGCAGCCAGCCGCCCATATCTGCTGACACATAGCGCGTCGTTAGTTGGTAGGTGGTTTCCTTCAAGATGATCGAAAACGTCTCTGGTGAGCCGCTGAGAGGGATTTCGTAGTATGTTGCCACGGTGAACCTCTCGACATTTCCAAACATTTGCCCATCATTATCTCGATGAACAACCTGGAGAACTGAATGAGAAAAACTCTCACCCTGATTGCGCTTGCTATTTCGACCCCTGCCCTTGCGGCCGGGACGGTTCCATATGGCTCTCGCGCTGGTATGGAAGTCACCGTCATGAGGATGAGCGGCCTCGACACCACCAAGGCCAAGATCGTCACCAAGCACACCCGCGAGAACGCAATCAGCTTTTGCCGGGATTACGTCCAGAAGGTCACTGAGGACTGCATCAAGGAGGAGCTATCTGTTCCCCTGAACGATTCCGTCTCTGCCAATTGCAAGACCGGAGAGTTCGAAACCTTCACCGGTGAGCGGCTTCGTTTCGCCGGCAAGTCCAGAAACCCCAGCATGTCGAAGTATCGCGTCATCGACCTAGCGACAAAAGACGACCTGGATGGTTCATCCGCCTCCGGCTATCCTGTCGCCATGACGATTTACAAGGCACTCTGCCCAAGAACCGCTCCGGCGGATTACTGATCTCTCAGCTACCCCGCGCATAGGTGAACCCGGTCGTCTGGTACTGCTTCGCCCCGCCATTGCTGATCGACGTTGTGCGCGCCGCTTGGCTCTGCTGGCTTTTCGGAGCCGAGGTCGTCGTGGTGCTGACGATGATGATCTCTCGAAGGCCGACCGTCACCAGCAGCGCATTTTCGGAATGCTCATCCGTCACCACTTCAAGCGACCGGATTAGCATGTTCGAATAGGAACGCTTGCCCGTGAAGACCGAGAACGGCTGACGGATTTGCTGGAGCGCGAGAAGCTCCTGATAGACCGCCTGCACATATCCCGTCGTTCCGGCCGTCGAGTTTGACCACCCACAACGCATCTCGATCTCGGAAGGCATCTTGAATGCATGATCCGAAATCGCGGCGCCCTGCTCCACCGGGTGATCTGTAATCACCAACTGGTCACGGTACACCTCTTCCACGACCACATCGGGGATGATGAACCCGATGAGGCGCGTGGGGGAGAAGATCAGGGCGAATGCGTCGTCAAGCAAAGACATCAGCGAATTGCCCCTTGGGTGTTGCGCAGAAGCCGGCCATTGACCGATTCCTGCTTGCCTGCCACGGCGTTGGCCGTGTCTGTCGGATTGGACGAACCGATCACGGTGATGTTTGTGTTTTGGTTCATCGTTGCAGACGTGCCAGAGTTGATCCCGGCCGGCTGCATGAGCGGCGGAACGGCATTCCCACCAAAGGCGGGGTGCGCGCGCCGGAACTTCTCAGGATCGCCACCAGTGCCCTGTGGGGCATCTTGCAGTGTCTTCGCCCAGCGATAGGCATTATCCGTGCGGATAGCTGTGTCTCGGGCCTTGTTTGCCGGTCGTTCGAAATCATAGACGGCGGCGGCAACAGCTTCATCAACGCTGTTTGCATCCATCATCTTTCGCCACGCCTTGCGCGCGCCGACGTCATTCGACTGCGTGAGTTCCCAGTAGGCACCCTCAAGCTTCTTCTCGTGGGAGGTGTTCTTGTCCCACATGTCGATGCCGGTTGCCGAAAGGATCGCGTTCCTGCGGTCCCTGTGGTGCTGGAAGGGACCACCGGCCAGTCCGCCATCGCCGACCGCATTCGGGTTGAAGTTGGATTCGCCTTGCTCGTTACCGACCATGGCAAGCGCTGCCTCGCGAGACAGGCCTTTGCTACGCCAGAAGCGATAGGATCGAAGTGCGTTTTCTGACTGCTGCTTGGTGTTGACTGCTGGGCCGCGCTGCGGGCTTCCAGAGCCGCCAGCACTTCCACCGCCGAACATTCCCTTGACCTTGCCGTATCCCCAGCGAAGCGCGTCATCAACGCCCCATCGCCCGAGGCGAGGTGCATTCGTGAGCCCGTCGCCCGGATTGACGATCGAGTTCGCTCCGGCCGCCGCTGCGCCATAGATGCCCAGCATACCAAGGAACTTGCCCATCAAGCCGCCGCCCGTGCCACCGACGAGCAGCCCAAGCATGGAGATAAGCTTGCCAAGCACCGCGGCGCCGACGAGAACCTCGATCGCAGCCACAAGGCCCTTATCGCCGGTGATGGATTCGGCAATATTGGTGAAGCCGGTCCAGACTGGTTCCAGTTTATCCAGAACCTGCCCGAGATTGGTTGCCAGCGTGGCGATCACCTCAGCAGCGTCACCGAATGCCTTGGAGATAGCGGGGCCGTTGTCGACCATCCACTTCTGGATTTTCTCCATGTACTCGGTGATCTTCGGCATGTTGTCCGAAAGGACTTTGCCGAACAGGGTCTCGATGCTCGCGGCCATGGCGTTGACGCCACGCATGAAGTCACGCGATGCCTTTGAGGCTTTGTCACCGTTAAGCCCAAAGGCCCGGTCACGTTCCTTCTGCTCCTTGATGAACTTCTGCAACTCGCCGCTTTGGAGAGCGCGAAGCATGGTCTCATCAATACCGAGCGCCGACGCATACTGGTTTGCCTGATAATAAGGCATAGACTTGAGACGCTTGCCCAAGTCTTCCATGACGTCGATCTGGTCGCGAAGCTGACCGTTACGGGCCCGCGTCTGCACGCCTAGTGACTTGACCAGGCTTTCATAGCCGGGGTTGGTCCTGAGCTTTTGGCCGAAGGATTC